ATGTATGCGGTCGGAACTCCGGACAGCTGGAACGTGACGCCACGCGCCGACAAGTCCGTCGTCTCCTCAATTGGTGCGACGTTGCCGAGATCGCCCAGACCAAGATACCCCTTGCCTGCATAGGTCAGCGTTCCGTATCCAGTCCACAGGTAAACAGGTGTCGAAAACTCCATGTCCACCATGAGAATTGGTGACAGTTGCGCCGTGGTGACCTCGGCCACCATACCAGCCGTCATGGTCCTGCCTGCTGCGGTGATGCTCATTGCGGAATCTCCTCGACGATAGAAAAGGACACGCCGTAAATGCCGGCCAACTCAATTGACCAGTCGGTCTGGTTGCTGCCTAGGCGAAAGATGCCTTGCGGACTTGAGGTCACAATCGACGTGCCGCCTGAGTAGCTAGCGCGCAGCACAGGAAACACGTCAACAGAACTCGATGAGTTCACCTGAATGACCTTGTAGAGTGACGTTGAGATTTGCAGCCAGTCGCCAACGGCAAAGGTGCCAGTCGCGCCAGAGATGCCTAGCGTCGTTCCGTTGGCCGTGGCACTCGCCACCGTCAGCGTGCCTGTGACGTTGCCTCGCGGCGCACTGTTGCTGTAGTCGCGGAAGTAGAACGTGCCACGCTGCGCAGCCAACAGAAACGCGATGACCTGCTCGGCGTCCGAGCGAACCATCGGCGGACATTCGACCGAGCCAAGCCACCCCTGCCCAGGCCAGTTGTACTGCTGCACCTGAAACGTGAACGGTGACACCGAGCGTGAACGCGCCGAGACTCCGGTCAGCGATAGCTTGCTAACCTTAAACGGCGAAGGCGGCGTGAGTGGGTATGAGATAGCCATGGCTTAGGCAAAGGCGTTCCGGTACGATCCACCGCGGCGCACGAGATCGGGAATGGTCACCATCAAACGCTTGCGCTCATTATCAAGGATCGGCTGCAACTCAGCGCGTGAAACGCCAGACTGGATATTGTAGGAGATGTTGATGTTCGGACCGCCGGCCGCGCTGCCCATTTGTCCCATCCGGTCGTTAGGAATCACGGTGCCGCTGGTCCCAGGGATAAAGAGTTCTGGTCCGCGTTCCCCAACTACATAAGGCGAGCCGGCCTTGGCGGGTCCACCTTCAGCCAAGAAGCCAAGACCAGCATTGATGAAATTACCAATGGACGACGCCAGCGGAGCCGTAATGACGTTGCGAAAGATCAGCCGCATCAGATCCAGCGCAAGGTTCTTTAGAACCGCGGACAGTTTCTCGCCCGAGAAAATGGCATCCTCGAAACCCATCGCGATCATGTCGCCAGCCTCGCGTCCAAGTCGGCGCTGTTCTTCCAGCAGCGGCGCAAGTTTTTCGTAAACCTGAGTCAGTTCCTTGATCTTCTCGGTACGCAGTTCGATGTCATCTGCGCCGATGGAGGCCATGTCCTTGAGGATCGTTGCCTCGCGTGCGCGAATGCCGGTGATACGATCAGCAAGTGATGCTTGGCCCGAGTAGATGCGTGACTGTGCGGCACCGAGATCTTCAATTGAAGCCTGATAGGCTTTCTGAGTCGCTAGTTGATCCTCTTCGATTTTGAGACCAAGCGTGAGAATGTTGAGCCGCGTCTGACTCAGCGCGATCTGATCCTCGAGGAGCCGGTTTGCTTGCTCAGTAGTGTCGGCTGAGTTATTTGCAATGCGCGACTGTAGTTGCTCGGCCTCAAGATTGAGCGCAAGTAGTTGCTGCGCGTCGGTTCGCTTTGCTACTGCCAGAGCCTCGGCCGCCGCGGCCTGCTGCTGCATCAGTTGGAGATTCTTGGCCTGAGCGTCTAACTCCTCCTTGTTAGTGCCCGTGATGACGTTTGAGATCTTCTCAGCGATTGCGTCCATGCTCAGACCCAGCGCCACCATCGCCATCGAGATGCCACGCTGAATGCTAAAACTCTGCTGAATCTTTTTGCCGGCCTTCTCAGCAGTGTTCGAAAGCCTGTTCAGATTGTTTTGGACCGAAGCAAAGGCCTGCCTAGTCGAATCGACCGCGCGAATGTTGAATGTTGCTTCAGCCATGTTTCTTGGTCACCTGCTGTTGATAGTGTAGATACGCAAGCCAGCCGATTAGCTCCTGTGCTGGCATCTGCATGACCTCATGCGCGAACTTGCCGAGTTTTTCCGCGAGTGCATAGATGGCGAGGAGATCGGCACCCTCGCCACCGTGAATCAGTTTTTTAGTTCTTCAACTGGCGGCGCAGCCTCCGACAAGATGAAGTTAGCGACGCGCGCAATCAGATTAGAGTCGGCCTTGTGCAGCAAAGTCATCCGGTGGTCAGCGTTGAACAGCTTGTTGCCGTCCTTGTCTGTGGCCTTCAGAATTAGAACGTCCACGAGCAGCTCCATGTCGTTCTCCTTGGCTTTGCGGTAAAGGCGATTCTTCTCGGCCAGCGTGACTGGCGTTGCGTAGATCGTCAGCTTCCACTCGGGCACCTCGATTGAGCGAGTGCCGAGCGCGGCGAAGTGTTCGCGTACTAGGTCAATTGCATCCATTAGACCGTAACGGTGCTCAGAGCGCCGTTCCCTTCAATGGAAATCGAACCTTCAACCATGCCGTCGAACGCAGCGCTGATGTCGAACTTCGTGACGATGCCGCCTCCGGAGTAGTACGTCGCCGTTGCAGCGCCGCCTTCTGGGAAAAGGTTGACGGTAACCGACGAGCCGATGGTCAGCGAAAGCTGGCCGGCATCAGTCTCGTCCCAGTACAAATCACCGGACACCGACCAGGTCTTCATCGTGGCCTTGCGAGTGCGGTAGGTATCTCCGATAACGGAGTCTTCGACGACATCCGACGAATGCGCGAGCGAGTAGTTGCGCAATTCACCGATGGTGGTGCTGCTGATTTTAACGGTGCCTTCGCGGCCGAGGTGGTTAGCCATATTAGTCAGTGGTTAGATAAATGCAGTTGAAGGTGTGACGCGCGACGCCCCAGCGCTTGTCCTCGTCGTCCTCTATCACATATTGGACGTTTGTCAGATGTAGGTCATCGCAGACGCCGCCGAGCGTAACGTCTTCCAAAACAGCGGCCTCCACCGCAGCCGAGCCAGTATCGAAAAGATCGTCAATGTAGGTCACGCCAGTCTGTGCCGTGAAGTAGTCCACGTTCACGGTCAGTTGGCGATACTGGACGCGATTGCTCGGCGCTAGCGACCGGACCTCGATCTGCTCGTCAACAGCGTAGACCGCCGCAGACGGGAAGGAAACCGACTGCAGCGTGTTGTTTCGCCCTCGCAGCAAGTTAGCGGTCGGCACGACGGCACCTCCGGCGGTTAACTTGGCGCCGATGGCGTTTCGGATCTGTGTTCTGGTACTCATGCGGCTTGGCTAAATGGAACTGATCGACCTCCCTTGACTCGAACAAAACCGAGATTCACGGCCTTGCCAGCCAACACTCTTTCAAGTTTCGCCTGCGTCGTTGCAATGCGACTCCGCAAAACTGCATCAACCGTGCGTTGATAGTTTGGAATCTTAACGTTGGTGTTGCGTGCAAAGATAAAAGGATTGCGGCCGAAGTTATACTGAACCGCTCCAGACTTGCCTCCAAAGCGATCAGAGAATTTTTTGTACTTTGCTCCGGTCGCTTTAGCGGCTGGAATCCATCCGGAAACCGTCCAACCAACGCGAGACTGCACGTCACTCAGCAGTTTCTTGTAGTCGCCAGAGTAAGAGGCGAAGTTTGTTTTGCTGCCAATTCTGCCGCGGTTATTCCTGCGCTGACGATGCTGGGCTGCCAGTTCTTCGTAGGACCGCAGCACTTGCAGACCGTAGAAACCGTGCAAGTTCGGATTCTGAAAAAGCAGATTCAGCTTCTCGGTTGCTCGCGTTCTAACGTATCGCGCGATGCTCTTGTAGAAACCGCCTTCAGTGATTCGCGACTGGAAGTATTCGTAAATCAACGGCAGCGACAGTTTCGTCATGTCGCCGGCAACTGCGTTTCGACCCTGCGATAGATTCTTAGGTGGAGTGAACTTGACCAGAGTCTGAGTCACAAACCGGCCTTCTTCACGAATCACGTTGCCGTAGTCGACACGCGCAGCATCCGCCAGCCGTGCCAGCTTCATTTCAAGTTCGCGAGTGCGTACCTCGAGCGCGATCATATCGACTTGCGAACCTCGATCTGAACGCCGGTTCCTTCGGCGTCGAATTCTAGTGCCTCGATGAAGTACGTCACCCCAGCGCGCACGACGGTTGTCGTCAGCTGCGGAGCAGTCACGACCTGCGACGCTAGGAAAAATACCGTGAAGCGCCCCTCGTCTCGGCGCTGATCTTCGAACGACTGGAACATATTCCGCGAGTTGTTCCAGACGCCGGTGATGGCCGTGTTGAAGATGCTGAACGTGATGCCAGCCTGATCTTGAATGGCCGAAAAGTCCGCCTCCAGGCGCGTCGGGTCAAAGTCTCGAACGGTCATACTAAAGAGCCAAATGTCACAACCTTGGACTTGGCGGTGATCGTATCATCCTGCGGCGTGCCGGACGGAATGTGCCAATAGGACGACCGCACGGCATTGCAAATGATGGCAGGTGCTGAGTTAACGGTCATCACCTGCCGAGCGTCACGCAACATCCGGATCAGGTCAGGAATCGACCGTGCCGTGAGAAACAGCGACTCAGACCAGCCGGCGGCAATGCACGCCTCGGCCTGCCGCTCCTCGGCCAAGATGCGCATCGGAGCGCCGAAGGTCTGGAAGGCGTACTGGCAGATCAGGTGCGGAGCGATCTTGACCGTTTGGCTGTAGCCGAAAGGGGAAACGATGGCGGTCTGTGAACCGTACAGGTGGTCCTCGACGGCTGACATCGTCGGCACTCGATCAAAGACGATTGAACGGTCTAGGCCGTCGCACTCCGGCAGCAGCCCGTACACAAAGTCTTCCCACGACTTCCCACTGGCGCGGAAGGCGACGTACTTATCCGGCCAGATCTGAAGGTCGATGCGCCGTGCCTTTAGGTCACGCCCAGGCGATGTCGGCCGCGCGTAGCCGACGGCCTCAAAAACGCCGTAATACTGAGGGAGGCACTCGATGGCTACGTCGTATCCCATCGACGCAAAGTGCCTCGCTATTGGCAAGCAACGGAGGATATCGCCCAGCCGCTCGTGGTAGATCAGCACAACGGTTTTCATATGTCGCTAGCGATGACCCAAGGTTGCTTGTCGAGGAACTTAAAATAGTCGCACAGCCGCACGTCGCCCTTGCTTTCCTGCAACCGACGCCACCCGTCGACTAAGCCTTCGTACTGGTAGAACTGCTCCTTAAATGCAACCTGCTCCTCGGTGAAGTAGGCATAGTGGTCGAACACAAGTCCCATCGCGCGCGTAGTCTCGCGCGGAACGTAGCTCGCCCAAGCGTTTAGGACCGGAGGCTCGTGACTGTTGAACCGCAGTCTCGGCGCCATTTTCCACGCGCGAAACCATTCGTATGACATCGAGCCAAAGCCTTGCCGCGTCGTCACGACCTTTCTCGGCCCGACAAAGTAGAAACAGTCGAACTGCGCGAAGTCGCCGGGCTGCTTGTCTTTCAACATATCGTAGACTCGCTCTAACTGGTCAGCAGTCCAGAACTCGTCAGCGTCGATCTGCATCACGACGCCATCGGTGACGTCTTCCATAGCTGCGTGCACCATTGCGATTTTTCCAGCCCAAGGACCGAGCCGCCAAGTCACGCGAACGCGCGGATCCTTGATGCTGTCGAGGTACTCAGTAGTTCCGTCGATGGATAGCCAGTTCTGATGCCACTTGTTTTGAACTTCGGCGCACCAACTCGTGCATTCCTGCGGACGCGAGACGCCTTCGACAATGTGCCACCTCCACGGAATGTTTAACCTTTGAAAGATTGGCAGCTGTCTTTCAATGAATGGACTGCCATTCAAAACGATTGTGAAGATCGTCAGCATCGCGTTACCCAAGACTGACCGACAATCGTGTATCGCCCAAGCGTCTCAGCGACAGCGCGTCGGACCCCATCGTATTCGCTGAAGTCATGACCAGCCAAGTAGCCGCCAGGCTGCACCTTTTTGCTCCAATGGATAATGTCCGAAAGGACATCCTCGTACTGATGAGATGCGTCGATGAACACCGCGAAGACTGACTCATCGTCGAACAGCTTTGATGCCTCGGTTGACGGCAGCGGCAGACAATGCACCGCGTGCAAGATCGGCTTAATGTTCTGGAGGAAGTGGCCGACCATTGAACCACTCGCAAGCTGCGGATGCCCTGCGTGCTCGATGCTGCCTCGGAATGTATCGACCGCGTAGAGCTGCAACTGCTTCTGGCTCTTGATCGCCTCGACTCCGAGGAACGCCATAGATCGACCACGCCACGAGCCGACCTCGACAATGGTTGAGCCGGCTGGAGCCTCCTCGACAAAGCGCGAGTAAATGTCGGCATAGTCGAACCAGTTCTCACCAAACTTTGATTCGTGAAAAAAATGGTTCATGAGTTTCGAGATTCGAACAGTTCCTTTCCTCGCTTGTATCGCTCGCTCTGGTTATTGTGCTCATACGTCGCATCTAGTTTACCATGACCGAATTGCGGATGCGCGTGGACAAAGGTGATCTTGTCGCGTGCGTCGATGACCACGCCATCCTTCCAGGCTCGATGCGAAAACTCGTCATCCGAGAAGACCGACTCGTA